GAATGGATGACGGTGAAAACCCAATTGTATTTCAGGACAAAGAATTAGGCTTAGTTGCATTAACTGTAAAAGGGAACAAAATTCCTCTGACTGAAGATGATTCTACGAATGTAAACGAAAAAATAAATAAAATTTCAAATAGCTTTGATATAGCAAATGAAGATAAAAATGGTGAATTTATTGCATGGTGGTTAGATAAGTACCGTAAATGTCACTTAAAAGTAAAAGAAATATTATCAGAAAGACTGTCTATAGAAGATACTATTTTACAAGAAATATCTGAAAGTGTAGGTTTTTTATTTTATCAATGGCAATACCCTCAAAGTAGATACACACACTATGCAGATGAATTTATGCAGGATACGACTCCTCTACCTTATAATAGTATCATTGATGATAAATTAGAAATGGAAACCCGAACAAATATTGTTCAATTAAGCAATCGAGTTGAATCTTTATTTAAACGAAACATGCAACAAATAATTAAAACAGGAGAAGTTGCTGGAGATGCTCATAAAGAAAATTTAGTTACCGATCATTACCATTATGAAAGATTAAAGAAAAATCAGCCTGAAATTAATGAAAATATTGCTAATGTATTAGGTGGAACCTATACCGTTTTATCGTGGCTTACGATGAATAAATTAAATAATATTCAAAAAATAGTACCCGGGGTTCATGAAGTAGTAATAGAAAACTCTAAAGAAGAAGTAGATATCTTATTAAACAAAATACAAACTCTTCAAAGACCATTTAATATAGATATTCTTAGGTAGTTTTTTCTATCCTATCAGGTTCCTTTACATCCAATTCTACATTAATTATCTTTGAATCTTTCAATAAACGATCAAGAACTTCATCTCTACTCAACATTAATGCATGCTGTTGATCAGCGTTTTGAAGTTCTTTTTTAGAATCTATATCTAACTGTTTCGCCTTTATAGTAGTATTAGATCTTTTATCCTGAACAACTAATTTATTTAATGTTTCAATAGCACCAGTTGAAGCTTTAATAAGTTCGGCAAGAGAAGAGACATTTTCTGCTTCAGGCATATGATGAACCACCTCTTTCATATTATCTATTAACTCTAAAGAATCTTGAATTAATTTAGATGATTTTTGTATAATAAAATCTTCAACTTCATCTTTAGAAATATTAAATCTCTCTGACTGTTGTGCTAACTCTCTACTAGCTTTTGGTACAGTTTTTAATTGCGATATTAAATCTGCTGGATCAATGTCATCCATAAAAGTATTTACTTGAAAAATCTAAATTATATACTATATTCATTGTATGGACGATTTTCAGCCATTGCAGTACGAGGCACTTACTAGTACAAATATATCTTATAATGAGATTGAACTCAAAGTAGTAAAAACTCATCCTGACGCCAAACTACCACATAGAGCTCATGACAGTGATTCTGGATATGATGTGTATAGTGTAGAGGAAGTTCGAGTACCAGGACGAGGATCTATAGTTGTACCTGTAGGCCTAACATTAGCATATATTACACCCGGGTATTGGTTTCGAGTAGAACCTAGAAGTGGCTTAGGATTTAAACATAACATTCAACCACATTTAGGTATTATCGATAATGGTTATAGAGGTGATCTAGGTGTTAAATTATATAATTTTAGCGACGTAAACATAACTTTAAACAAAGGTAGCAGAATTGCTCAATTAGTATTATATCCTCATATTACAGCAACAATTTCCGAAACAGATAAAATCGACGACACTGAGCGAGGTGAAGATGGATTTGGATCCACTGGATAATTATTATGACTTACGAAGTAGAATTTAAATCTCCCGGTAAATCTATACCCTTTCAATACCGAGAGTATACAGTCAGAGCTCAAAATGTCCTTCAAGCAGAAGAAAAGGCATTTAAGCAATTACAAATGGATGAGAGTGTTAATAATGATTGGATTAAAAATGCAGAAGTCCATCAGATAATACATTCCATACAATGACAATTTCTGATATTTGGTGCGAAAAGTATCGACCAAGTACTTTAGATGAAATAGTTTTAGACAAAAGCACTAAAAACTATTTTAATAAAGTACAACAAGATAAAAATATACCTAATGTTTTATTTGTAGGTAAGCCTGGTATTGGAAAAACTTCTCTAGCTAAAATTATTGTTAAAGATATTCTTAAGTGTCAATATCTCTATATCAATGCATCAGATGAAAACGGTATAGATACAATCCGTACAAAAGTTTTAAACTTCGCGCAGACAAAGAGTCTCTTTGGGCAAATTAAGGTTATAGTACTTGACGAGTGCGATGGATTATCTATTGATGCGCAAAAAGCGCTACGCAACTCGATAGAAGAATATCATGACTTAACAAGATTCATACTTACAGCAAATTATAAACATAAGATTATTCCAGCTCTACAAAGTAGATGTCAAATATTTGATATTAATTATGATAAAAATGAATACTTAACTAAATTAATATCTATTGTTAAAGCTGAAGAGATAAAAATTAACAAAGAAAATTTTACAAATATTGTTAATAGTTGTTATCCGGATTTTAGAAAAGGTATTAATACTTTACAAAAATATTATTTGTCTGATGGAGAAAACACTACTACTAATATTACAAAAGATTTTTTTGATGGGCTAATAGAATTATTAAAACAAAAAAAGTATTTTGTGATTCGTAAGCAAATTATTGAAAATGAAGCTTTATTTAACAATGATTATGACGAGCTGTTTAAACGCTTATTTGATTTTATGTATATAAGCTCTATACCTGAAGAAAGAAAAAGAGACTGTCTAATTACAATCTCTAAATACTTTTATCAGAATAGTCAATGTATTGATCAAGAGATCAACTTCTATTCTTGCATACTCGAATTACACCCTTAAGGCATGTAATTCGCCGTACCTAACTTATAGTCACCATCAGGTACGTGAGTTTGCTGTCCAACATCAATAGTCTTACTTTCAACCTCTTTCGGTTTTAATGTAGTATGATCTTCTTGATCGTTAGTTGGATCTTTTCCAGTAGCTCTATGCTCATCCCACGTCTCAGAAAATTCAAGAAGTTCTAAAGGAAGTGTTAAAGATTGATGATAAAAACCAGGAGCATACTCTACGACTATATCAGCTATTTGTGCTTGCGAATCTGTAGCTCCAGTCTCATATATTGCCTTTTTAATTGTAGACAGCATAAGAGGTTTACCTTGTTCGGATAAAGTTAATATTTCATTTACATAATTCTGTCGGGCTTCATCAAGAGCCTTATACCAATCAGATGATTTAAAATTACCAGAAAACTTAACATAATCACCCGCAATAGGACCTGATTTTACAAACCGACCGATCTGGGCTTCAAATAATGTATCGAACGTACTCATTTAAATTATTTATGGTATTAAGCACTTATAAATTAAATAATTATAGATGGCTATTAAACTTGATATATTTAAAAAAAGAAAAAATACAGATAATTATCGTAATTTTTCTTATGCAGATATTCACTTAGACGTACAATTTAATAGTCGACTATCTACTAAACCAACCGGAACATCAAAAAATCCTCAAGATTTTAAATTAGATTACGATACTAAAGCAATTTATAACTCTATACATAATGTTTTTAATACAAAGAAAGGTCAGAAAATTCTTAATCCTAATTTCGGTTTAGATCTTGAACAATACTTATTTGATAATATTAGTAAAGAAAACGGAGACATAATCGGTACTACTATTCTTGAAGAGCTACCATTGTATGAACCACGTATAAAGGTAAATAGTGTTGACGTTTTAGCTAGACCAGATTGGAATGAATATGTAGTAGATATATCTATTACAATACCTTCATTAAATAATCAAGTAGAGAGTGTTAATGGTACGCTTACAACGAAAGGATTTCAATACTAATCATGGCTAATTTTACAGATTTCAAATTACCGACAAATGCATACACAGGGTTTGATGCTCAAAGCCTGCGCGACCTAATTATTGAACGTCTCAATAATGACGACACAATAAATTTTACTGATCAAAACTTTGAAGGGAGTAACGTTTCTGCACTGATTGACATTATTGCATACTCTTATCATACTCTATTATTTTACTTAAATCAAACTAGTTCAGAAAGTAATTTTAATGACGCTAGTCTATATGAAAATATAAATCGTATAGTTAAACTTATAGATTATAAACCAGTTGGTAAGCAATCATGCGTATTACCAATAGAAATTAAAGGTACGTCCGATCTTTCAGCCGGGTATTATACAATTCCGAGATTTACATTCTCCTCTAGTCAAGGTAAAACGTATACATTCGTAAAAGACTTAACCTTTGAAAAAATAACCTCTGATACTGAATCTATTTCTTCTACTACTGATTCTCCACTATTATATGAAGGTACAATAGTGGAATATCCGTTAATTAAACCATTAGGTGAGCAGTTTGAAACAATAAATCTATTACCTGGGTCAAACGTTATAATAGATCACTTTAATATTTTTGTTTTCGTAAAAGAAGTTAGTGAGGACAATAAATGGTATGAATGGAATCGAGCGCCTAGTTTATTTTTATCTGAACCTAATAACAGACATTTTGAAGTTCGATATAATGAAAATAAAAATTATGAATTAAAATTTGGTAATAATGTTAATGGTAAGAAATTAAATTTAAATGATACAATTGCTATCTATTATTTAAAATCAAACGGCCCAGCTGGTAAAATAACAAAAAATGCTTTCTCTGGTAGCTCCACAAATGTATATAATACTACACAATTTGATACAATATTTACAGATATAAAAGATACTTCTCTTAATTATATAACTGTGGCAGAGTCGGTTAATATAACAATAAGTAACGATGAGGATAGTACTGATTTCGGCGTAGAAGAAACTACAGATGAGATTAAACAAAATTCACCTCGATTCTTTAGTTCAGAATATAAACTAACTACAAAGGGTGATTATAAATCGTTTATTCAACGTAATTATAAAAATTTAATTTATGATGTAACAGTATATAATAATAGCGATTATACAAATAGATATTTAAAATACTTAAATGATGAATTAGGATTAACAGATTACTCTTTAGAAACAAATGCGCTATTTAATCAGTATTATTATGCTGATAGTTCTGATGCAAATAATATATATTTAACCATAGTACCTAATTTAAGAAAAAATAAATCTGTTGTAACACGGTCAAATTATCTATCACCGTCATTAAAAGAAAAAATACAAAATGAACTTACAGATTATAAGCTACTTAATAGTGAAATAACATTTATAGATCCAATATACCTAAATTTTGATCTATGTCTTAAATTTACTAGTGAATCAGCTAAGGTATCCTATAAGGATTATACAGAATTACATTTAGTTAGAAGTGCAAGAACATTAATAAATGAAGAAGAATTAAAATCTAAAGTGTTTAATATAATTACGACTTATATAAAAGGACTAAAATTAGGTGATACTATAGATGTTCGTTCTTTAAATAATGAAATTGAAAAAATAGATGGTATATTAGAATTTAAAACATGGAGAACAGACATAAATCAAGGAGTTCCTGGATTGTCTGTCGCTGTATTTAATCCTATTTATAATGGTAGAGATATAAAATTTATTGATACAAGATTAAAATTAAAACCATTTCAAATACCATATATAGAAAACGAGCAATCGTTTAAAAATAAAATCAAAATAACAAGTACTGTAACAACCAAAAGTATAGTTGAATATTAATGAGCGATACAAATGAGTCAAATTGTCCTATTACTCTACCAGTACCTATATCAATTACTGTTAACACATCTGCGGACTCTCCCTCTCCAGTAGCTGGACATTCTCTAGCAAGTTCACATAGTGGGTTTACTCGTATATCAAAGTTTACTTTTAACCCTCTACTCAGCACTATTGGTGACACAGGACTGTCGATACAAAGCTCTTTGATAGATCTATCAATCGCAACATCTGTATGGGATTTTGGAGACGGATATACATTAAGTGGTGATAATGCATTTACGGCAACACACACATATAATGTACCGGGTATATATACTGTAACGGTTTTCTTTTATGATAAAGATGGTAATTCTCATCTTAATACATTAACAGAACAATTAAGTGTATATAATTATGCAAATACTAGAATAGGCATAAGCGTAAAAGATGTAGATACAAATGATCCAATATCTATCACCGCTGGTAAAAAACCGATACAAGGAGATAGATCTTTAGGTGTTGGTCTTACAGCAAGCTGGCAAGATGTTCCTGACCCAGATGAACCTCATACCGTATATTTTACAGCTAGTGGTAGTAAGGCAAAACCATATGACATTAATAATAAATATGCTCACTTAATACCATATAATGCATTTTATGATAAAAATATAAACCTTATAAATAGTATTGACGGAGTACAATATCAATTAAATCCACAATATTTTTTCATAGATACTAATAGTCAAGTTTCTCCTATAACATCTGAAGATCAAGCTGAAGCGGATAAATTCTTACTTTATTCAAGTACGAAGCGAGCACTCAATAATTCTTATGGTTTAGATTTAGCAACCTATAGGGCTACAATACACACTGCTAGTGACACCGGAGAAAAGTTTTATTATTATGATGATATACTTAATTATATTGGAAGTGATCGTGTAAATTTATTAATTAGATTAGATACAAGTACACATAAATTAAAAAACTTTTATATAGATAATTTAGTTACAGATATAAACTTAAGCGAAAGAAATCACTTAGAGACAAACTTTGCAGGAGTAAGCACTGATAACGTTAATGCTATTGCTGGTATTCCAATAAGAGTAACACCGTCATCTCCGACAAGATTATCTTTTACATCTACCGGAATGAAAGAAATGTCTGCTATACAATATAAAAGACAAGGTGATAAATTCCAACTATTTATCGGTTTAGCAGATGAAGAATTAAACATAGGTAAATATTTTTCACAATTTTTCCATGAGCCTACTAGTAATTTTATATCTCTCTCTAATGGAGATTTTGATTATGATCACACCAGCACATTAAGCGCATGGACTGCCACGACGTCTGCAGATGGAACCCCACTTACAGGGTGGCATTTATCAGCTGGTATTGGAGCTGTTCACTTTGCACATACTGCAGGTGTTAACAATTTATATCAAGATGTAAATACGGTTTTAGGAAAAGAATATGAAGTTTCTTTAACTATATCTAATCGTACCGCAGGATGGGTAAGATTATTTTTAGGTACTACTGATCCAACACCACCATACAGTGACGATGGGTTAACAGAAAATAAGACTCACATTGTACTCGTTGATGCAGATAATACTCAACCTCAAAGATTGTACATACAAGCCACTGAAAATTTCGACGGTATAGTAAGTGATGTTACAATTGATTGTAATCAATTTTTTGTTGAATGGGTTAGTGGAGATACAACATCGACGAGCAATATAAGTAGTTTAAGTACTACCAGTTTACCATATAATCCAACAACGGAAAAAACAGAATTAAGCAGCTTTTTATATCTTAACATTGATCCAGTTAGCGCCGGTACATGGACATTAAATGTAACTGGACGGCAAAACAACTTTTCCGCTCTGACTTCACTCTCTGCGTTTAACGACACTATAGATTATGATCCTACAGGACCATATGGTCCTGTGTCTCTTGGAGTTAAAGGTGACAACATTATAACAGGTTCATATACCTTTACAATAAGCCCTTCTACTAATGATGTTGAAATATATAAAATAAACGAAGATATAGATTACTCTCAAGTATTAAAAAGCTATAGATTTCAATCCTTTTTACATGAATATGATAATTTATTTGATGGTGTTTTTACATCATTTGTAGGTCAAGCAAGTTCGAGTCCTACTGTATTCGGTAAAACTATATTTGAAAAAACAGCTAATTTTGTTTCAAATAATACTGATATTGATTTTTGTAAAATAGAAAATATACAATCATTCTATGACTTTTTTAATGAAGATATTGATTTTGTATCACCTAATCCGCCACCTGAATTAAAAAGATTATATAACTTATTTAGTATTAAAATTTCTAAACTATTAGGTGACTACCATAGAGTTAATGATAATTTCGACACACAATATTATACAAGCTCTGCTGCTAGTAGAAATATAGATCTTACATCTCCTATCACTTCATTAACTTATGAAGTAACAGCAGATACAAAATTTGTAGCATTACAAAAATTTAATAATGAATATATTTTAATTAACCCTCAACAAGTACCTGCAAAAAGTGTAGATGGTTCAACAGCTGGTGTATCGGCTACATACCCACTTTCCACGTATAATGTATATAGTAACTGGGGCTGGGAATTAGATACAACAGTAACTGGTGCTAGTGGTTTAGATTTATTGTATGAATTTTATCCATATACAGCATATGATACAACCTTATCAGCTGAAAATATTGAAAACAGTATCATAGATTATAATAATCCTTATACAACAATCTCAAGATCAACATCCTCTCTTAGTGCCAGCTGGGAAAATGACGGTGGTATAATTTTTAATAATCTAGATTATCAAATTAGGAAAGGACTTAGCTTATGACGGTCGATTTAAATACAACTAACCCATTATCGTTTTTGCAATGGAAAACCTACTATGCAGATATTCGCGAAGCTTCAGAACTATCATTATTATATAACAAATATCTCATAGACTGGAAAGATCAGAAAGTAGTTAATACTACTACTAACACAGATTATGTAAAAGGTATTTATACTCAATTTTTAAAAAATATAAATTTAAGTAGTTTACATAGTGATGTTTCGAGATTTTTATCAAAAATTGACGTTGATGATATTTATGAATTAGAACTAGCAGTAGTTTATTTTGTACAATTAATAAGAGCTCAATTAAAAGGTGTTAGTGATTTAAGAGAAGAAGTAAAGTTTTCAACAACTAAAAATAAATTAAAATCATCTAAATTAGGTATACAAAAATACCTTAAAAACTTTATTATACGCTTACTTAGCAATAATGAATTTATTAAAGAAAATACTAATACAGAATTAACAGATATTAATGCACAAAAAATATCTAATAATATACAAATAAATTTAAATTCATATGCTTCTGATCATTTTGTTCAAAAAATACATAATACAGATAAAGATTTAATTTTAGATATGGAGCGGAGGGTATTAAAAGAAATACCAAATATACTACAAGTGTTATCTATAAATAAGGATGGTAAAAAATTAAAACTAAAAACTAATAGTGTATCTTCTCCTGATAGCGTTTTAGGTATTAATGAAAACTTTGTTAATTTTGAGAGATTACCTGATAGATATTTTAGAGGAGAAGATAAGAGATTTCATAATTTAAAATTTTTTTATGAGGGGGAGTTAATAAAGAAATATCTTGCTAATGATTTATATTACGCGGTCGGAAATAAAAATCATGCAACTGTAGATAAATTATTTGAACATGTAAATACAACAAATAATTTATCTCAAAGATATAATCCTAATTTATCTTTAAATCTTACTGAACTAAAAAACAAGCAAATTTATTCAAGACAATTATCATTTAATAATACAGGGGTTACCAATTTTCATTCAGCTAACCTCTCATTTACAATTAACCTATCAGCATTTAAAGGAAGAGAATATATTATTCCAGATCCATCCAAGTATGAGCCAGGAGTTAAAAATGTAGGTCATATCAGAAATAGTAGAACTGGTGAAATTTTACGAAACGTAAAGTTCAAGCAAACAACACCCCTACTATTTAAATCAAAAAATGCTCCATATAAAAATACTGAACTATCTGATTCGGTTAGTTTTTATAATAATAAATTATTACGTAATTATGGATATCAGAGCAAAGAGAATAGTATAGATTATTCACATACAGGTATTAATAAAAAAGAAGATTCAATCAGTTTTTGGGATAATACATCAGATCAAATAACATGGAAAAATACAGACACATATCCAATAAGTGTATTGAACATTTATCCTGAATCTTCAAGGCTCGAAGATTTATTAATTACAAATAAAACCGGAATAAAGCTAAAGAGTGATATTTATGGTAATGAATTTTATTTTATTAAATCTGTTTATCCTAAACGATATGCAGGTACGTCGTACATTACAGCCGAGGACATCGCCACAGCTACCTGTACAACAGTAGCAGAATATTATGATGGTTTATTTTTTAATACTTTACTATCTGCAATTAGTGCTGCTTCCTATGAGGCATCCGGTACACTGTATACTAGTATAGATAACATGGCAACTGCTACCTCTGATATAGGTGTAGATGGACATACGAGTGTATTTGATACTGTTGTTGTAAGCGATACAACTATTTGCTCCAGTGGTAGTGCAGAAGGCTTTGCAGCGCCATTAACTGATTATTCATGTACAACTGTTCTTACTGACGCATTATCATGTGGCTCAGTATCTGCGGTATCAGCTATAGATTGTGGTGATTTTAATAATCATCCTGGAAACTCTACTGATTTAATAGCAACCTATTTTACTGATACAACGGTACCATATTATTCAATTAGTACAGCCTCTATTTATACCAGTTCAACAACTACATATGAATTATCTACAACAAATAACCCTACCACCAGCGCTACCCATTTATTTGATCAACAATATATTGACGCTGGTGAAATTTATGTTAGAAATGTATATACTCAAGTGGTTGAACCACTATCGACAGCATTTAGTAATATTTTCAACAAACATGGATCTACGACTAAAACTAATATTTTAACAAGCAGTAATATTTTAAATTTTGATGTAGTTGAAAATACTATATGTATACAAACATCTGCGGAAACAGTAACTGAATTATATGAATTTGAAGATGGAGTGTTTAAGGTAGGAGCCAGTTCGAAAGCTATAATAACTTAGTAAATATTTTTATATGCCATTTGATACAAAACAATCAGATATTTTTTACAATGAAGAAACAACTCAAATGTTTGTTTGTACTGTTAGTTCTATTACTGCGGATAGATGTCAAAACGGTAGTTCAATAGAAACAGTATATGGCGCATTACCTATTATATATAAAATAGATAAAGACACAAATTATAAATCTACCATATATCCAAAAAATATTGACACAATAGCAACAGATGTAAATTCTGATATATGGGCTCTTACGCCAACGTGCTCTGAGGGTACAAATTATTCATCAATAACAAAACCACTTATTAATTATAATAAGACTAACAATAGATATTCAGTAACGTTTATAGGTAAATACGATACTGCCGCAGAAGGGTTTGCAATATCTAATTTTATTTTCCAAGATATAAATACTGATTTTTTCTTATTAAACGCTGACATTTACATACCCACAGATAAATTTACTATTAATCCATATACATTTATTGATGGTTATTTAAACTCTGACTTAACTCTAGGTAGTAATGCAGTAAGAAATAATAAAGAATCCTTTTATGGAGATACAGAAAGATCACCAGAATATCTTATAAAACCGACTCATGTAGAAAGCATGAGCAGTATAGGATTTAATTTATTATCAGATCAACTAGATAAATCAATTGAACCATTAACTGGTAATGCTGCATTCCCACTTATGCACCATGGTGGTTATATAACCTATAATCCTAAATATACAGCATTTGATCCTGAACATAATATTAGAGTAGATTTTAGAGCACGGTCGTTCAATGTACCATCAATGACAGCGTATGGCAGCTCTACAGTTGTAGGAACAGATCTAAGTACGGGAACACCGGTGGTGACAGCTTCTAGGTGGCTTCAACAATATTTACCTGACGGCCCAGGAGAAGGATTTTGTGTTTATTTTCATGAAAATGTATGTCCTGATTCCGGTACAGTTGTTCCTAATGGTATAGGTAGTACATTAGGTTATGCACCTTCGGAATTTATTGATACCGAGGTAGCTGGAACATCTCAAGCATCGGAAGGAATATTTATACAAGGCCGTGGTGAAACTGTTAATGATGACGGTTCAGTTACTAAATGGAATGATGAGACTAGAGGTCGACTTGCAAATAGTTTTCTAGGTGTTGGTTTTGATATAAGAGGTAACTTTTGTATGAAAGACGAACAAAAACCGGGTTGGTATGCTGAAAATGGCGGCGTCGGTCACTTCACCGGTTATGGTGACGGTACGTTTACACAAACTCCATGTTCTGTAGGTATACGAGGTAGTGTATATCACAATACTCAAGTATTAACTTGTATACCTATGAATACTATGCAAGCAGCGAGCGCGGTACCTATGCATACAACTACTACACTAGCTGATGGTTCAGATGTTCCTTTTGTTGATTATAGAATAGACTTAGGTGACAGGGGAAGAAAAATTACAATTTATAATAAACTCTCTAGTGTTGATACCTATAATATGATTGCAGAGCTCAAACTACCTACAGTAATAAATTCTACTACTGGAGCAGCATATCAACCATGGGCAAATATTGGTGAACATGATGGTGTTGATTTTACAGAAGGCAGCCTCGGAGAAGGCGGCTGGGGTAAACAAGGTAAATTAGCTCCACTTAATGTAGGATTAACTTTTACAACTAGTAATTATTGTAGTTTTTTTGAAATTCAGAAATTCGAAGTAACGGGTATTAAAATAGACGAGCCTTGTGACACAACAGAGCCAATTGTTGATGAAATTAATGCACCTGATATGGCTAATTATATGGCACTTGCATCGCAAAACTTTAGAGAAAGACTAGTGAGAATGAAAGCTAGTTCTGAAGGAGTAACTACTGATGATAAATTAGATATTGATATAGCAATACCAGCAAAACGAAGATTAGCAGATATAGAATATGAAAAAAATATAAGAGATGAAATTACAATTTGCGCACCATCTGAACCAGAAGTAATTGAAGAGGATATATGCGTACAATATCAAAACTTAACTCCTGAAGAAATAGACAAAGCTATATCAGACGCAGAGCTAGGAAATCACGATGTTCTTAATAAATTTATTACGTGTGGTGGTGTCCTACCGAAACCAGAAATTGTTGATATAGAAGAACCGAAAGTCGAATCATTGAGATATGGATGGGAAATGGCATGTACGACGTCAATGCAAGATGGCACCTTCGGTAATGATAGAATTTATACTTTTAACTCTCCTGTTGGTAATCCTGAAATTGATCCTCTACAAGGAGGACGAGGATCTGACGGAATATCATCTATAACATCAACCAAAGATAATTATACTACTAACTGGTGGATGCTAAGAATAGGTAAACATACCGTTTGGGTACATGCTTTAAGTTGGTGGAGAGGAACACTTGAATTAGGATTTACCGAGTTAGATGAACTTTTACCAGGTACATATGCTACTTCTATCTTTCCTAATACACTAAAAATAACTCGTGCGTTTAATGATGCTAGTGTAGATATGATGGCTGATAATCCTGGAATTCGTCACTGGCAATTACGCACATCAACTAATGGTCAAATGACACCTTATTCAAGTGGTCATTTATGGCCAGATAACGATGAAATTAGTTTCGGTGCATTTAAGTCAATTAAATCAGATAGCTATGGCGCGCCAGACGCAAAAACAAAGAGATGCTTACTTGATGAAGTCAAAACAAAAACACAAGATGTAGCAGGAGAAACAGTAGGAGGAGTAGTTGGCGGGTCGCCTGGAGCAGAATCAGGATCGTTTATTACAGAGGTTCCTGGTAACATCATGATTGATCCGCTCGCCGAAACCATCGCGCGAGAAACAATTAGAGGATTGCCAGGAACGTCGGGAGATAATTTAAGAGCGGCCGCTGGAATAACTGACATAAGTTGGCCAGATCTAAACAGATGGATAATTGAAGATGACACGCAGCAACTGGGGGCTGGGTTTTAGTTAAATGAATACACTTACGTATACAGTTAGTTTGAGTGATGGATTATTGCAACATAATTCTGGTACAGGGACTACGTTCTATCAAACTCAGGCATTAACAGGCACCACAGATGTAACATTTGCTCTTTCTGGTTTATCCGCATATGATGCTAGTACCTCTCAAAAAATAAATAAAATAGTAGTAGATTATGATGAAGGTATTAGAGGTCGTGATGGACTTTCCGCTCCAAATTTAATAATTAATAGACCACTATCTACTACAATTATACCAACATTATCTACAGAAACGTTTAATCAAGTACTACAAACAGAATTTACTGATGAAATAGAAAGAAACGTTTATTTTTCTCTATATAGAGATGATCTCGAGGTAGATATTATTGAAGCAAAATTCACAATAACTAAGCCTTCAATAGATATATATGAAAATATAAATCTAATTAAAACAGATTATTTTAATAATGAAGAAGATAATGAAAAAATATTATTAACCTTTATTAATAAAAATCCTGAAGTGTTAGGATTGAGTTTAATAAATTTAAATTTACCAGGCGGAGAAGGTCATGATCCGGCTTTACCTGTACCTAGATACACCGGTACAAATCTCTTTAATATAGGATTCACAACAGAGTATGTACAAGTTGATGCAAAAGATTCAAATACTGGAGACTCTATACAAATATCACTTGACGATATATATACAGCTACTGGTGAAATTAAAAATAATAGTAAAGTTACTTTAAGATATAGAACGAGAGCAGCAGATCCAAATGAGGCTATATTAAAGGAAATTAATTATCCTAATACAGTTGAAGCTGGTAGTTTATTATATGTTCCACTAACTGCTAATACAGGATTTGTCCATTTAAGTGGCTTTGTGAATTGGAACTGTAATGACTTGATAAAAGACGTAAGCTTGCAGAAACAAACAATCAATATTCCTTTAGTAGATATTAAAGGAACAAGAACAAATTTAGCTGATTATACTATACAATACTATTTTCAAGCTGGAGGAACCGTCGGTATTGGTGCTTCACAATCAACACCTCTATCTTCTGGTTATTTCTATGTAGATTTGTTTGATGTGAATGCTTGTGATTCAATAACTACAAGAACAAATACAATAACAGCGTTTGTAAATTACTAAAATAACTAAATAATTATATGGCAATAGAAGACGAAATCATTAATATATCAGATCTAGATGCTGGTACGGAGATATTGAATACTGATAAGCTACTCATTGAAACAAATAATGGTACAAAACTGCTATCCTTTAAAGATTTTGTTATTAGTACAGACAATATAACTTTTGAAGATAGATTAAACGATACTAGTGTTGCTTCTGAAATAGATGGTAGTAATATTTTAACTCAAAGTGTGGATGAATACACTATTCCAAAAGCAGGAACAACAGAAGGAAAAACTCTTACTTACGGGGACTTAAAGCATGTAATTGACATGGCGAAGAAGAACTATGATGATATTACCGCATTGAGTGCCAGGGTGGACGACATTGGTGATCTCGGCACTCAAGTGACCGCTAATGCCGATGCTATCGCGGCAAACGAAGTACATCTAGATGGAACATCTATTGGCTCTGCAACAACAATTCTTAAATCAGTTAATTTTAACGTTAAAAATCTTGATCGCCTCCCGAAGGCTTCAGGTAACCAGAGTTACATTGGATTTGATCATTCAGTATTACCGTCAGGTGCAGACTGGACGACAATCAATTCAGACTTAACAAATTTTCAATTGAACGGGACTAGAGGATTTGAGATTACATATCCAAACACAGCCGCATATGTTGCTAGTACAATACTGTTCCAAGGTCACTTCCGGTTTCCAAAGTCCAGTAAAATAACTATACGAATGAATATACTAGACGTTGATAATAACGAGAAGACCACACGAGACTTCAGTTCCGTTAGTGATAGTAAGAATCAAGTCATTGATTTCGATTATATGGATTTAATAAGCCCAGGAGATACAATATTCTTTAAAGTCCGATCAGCCCCGAGCGGTAACAAGACAGCCATATACAAGAACTCATACTTAAGAGGAACAAAAATAACAAGCTAACGAGATGAGGATTATTCCTATAGAGAGTAAATCTATTGCACCAATAGAATACAGTCACATACATGACTCGAAAATATTATTTACTAAATATAGAGAAAATTTTGACTTCGGATTAACAGTTAACCAATATTATTTTAATAAAGATCCCAAAGATAAAAAAACTAATTTTAATACACAATATACATTAACTAATTTATACCCACTATCTACTATATCCGAACTTAATATACCACATACTGATACATCAATTCAGTCTTTTTCTACTACTATACAACACGGAGATAAGTATCTTAAAACTGATTTTTCTGATCTTGATTCGATATCATCTACATTTGTAGATTCAACAGAATTTAGTCAATTAAGTAGTCAATTTTTCTTTACATTTACTGTTAGTAGTCTATCGTCATCTCCTATTGAGCATACAATTAGTATTAGTCAAGAATATAATAGTATAACATATTATTTAAGTGCCCCTAATAATCAAAATATCACCGCTCGATGGACTTCAGAAGGTCCATCATATTTTAGATTTTATTTAGATAATGATGTAATTGCAATCCACCAACCAGCAGGAACGGTAACCGCCGGGCCCTCTGCTAATATATTAATAAACAATTCTAATACGTTGACAATGTCCGCTCCTGGTACATGGCAAAATACTGTAGCAGATTTAAGTAATAGTTTCTTTGATATTAATAGAAAAATATTAACTAAAGATTTTAAATATATACCAAATAGTTATAGTAAGTACAGCTCGACATATAATACTGACTCAGTAAATTTAAACACATCGACAACTGTAGACCATATTAGTAATAACTATTTTGTTTATAATAATAACTATAACTTTTTTCAGAAGAAACTAGATAATAAAATTGTATCTCATGCTGATATTATTCCATTAAAAAATCAAGCAACGTTAAGTGAATATTATGCTGAGAATAACCATTTTAATTCTGAGCCTTCCTATTTAAATAGAATGTATGAAAAAATTCATTCAGGTACACATCAAATAGGAGGATATGATAAAGTAGGATTATCATATAATATTGGTACATATGATATAGAATTTAAACCAAGTAAGTTAACATATTTTACTACCCCTAATTCATTATCACCATACACTATTCTTAATATTGCAGATTCAAAAATTGATAACTTAGGAGCTGTACCGGGTGATAATCCCTTAATGACAGACAAGGTATTTAAACGACGTGAAGTAATAAAAAATAATACTTTTAGTGATGGTATAAATCCAATTTATTTATGTAGTTGGTTATCTGGTGATAATACCGGAGATAGAAAATGGGTAGATAGATATTATAATCCATTAGTATCTGATTTTAGTTCTGCTTTATCTGGTACATCATATTATGAAGTAGTAACTGCAGCTGGTGCACAAACAACAGAAACATTTGACGTCTCATCTAGCTTAACATTTGAACCTAATAATGATTATATTTTTTATCATATAGGTGAAAAAGACTATGAAAAATTATTTGAAGCATATGAGCCGTATAATGAAGCTTCTGATATAGAATATTTGAATTATAAAGGTGTACCTGTACTACCAAATAAGTCTAAAACTGATGATGAATTAATACTTAATGGAGATAATTTAGGGAGATTTAATGCAAATTTCTCTGGTGATTTTAGTGTTAATTTTTGGTTAGATACAAATGATTATACCTTACCATTTTGCCATCAAATTATAGGTAATTATTTTGATGATGGCTTTGGTGTATTTAATACTGATCTAGTAACACCAAATATTATATTACCTGTAACTAATTCTAAATCCGGGGTGGCGAGTAAGTTATTATTTTTAAATAATGATTTTGAAATATATGATGAAGTAATATTAAAAGATGGATTAGATGAAATCGGTATTAAAGGAGTTGGTCGAAGAGATAATTTCTCAGACGTTTTTGTATTAGGTGATAATAATGTAATCTATGTTTTTAATAACAATAATAATTTAGTAGGAAAAATTGAAAACTTAAAAGATACAGCACCTGAGGATTGTGTAATAGAGGACTTTGAAGTCGGTGAATGTAAAATACATATATTATTTAATCCAGTTACTGCTAAGAAATATTTTACGTATAATACTGATACTAACTTTTCTAGCACCACCACTTCTAGCCCTTCTGCTACAACATTAGGAGTAAAAGGAAAAATATTTGATAGAAATAATAATATTACTATATTAAGTGCTGATAATATAAATGGATTTGGAAATGAGATTGCATTCGATAGTAATGATGTACCTTTTATCTTAAAACAATTTAACCCATCCAACCCAGGAATAAATAGAAACTATATTCAAAAAGGATTAAGAACTGATCAGGATGAAAGAATTCAAGCTGGATTAGATAAAAAATCTAGAGTAAATGGTATTGTAATTGATGACGAAAATCAATTAGTTGTATTAGGAGATAATAATATTATTTCTATTTTAGATAATAACCGTAAATTTATTCGAGCAAGACAATTTTGCAATTTACAAAACTTAAACTTTGAACAAACATATATAGATTTAATATATGATTTTGAAGGTGGTGTGTATAAAAAATATATACTTTTATTACAAGAATATACAGACGGTGTTAGATTAAGTAAGATAAATTTTGACCTCCAGGTAATTTATAGTAAAAATTTACCAGGGGTTGATGTAGCAGATTTACGTTTAACTAAAACATTAACATCTTATTCTTATTTAAAGAAGATTGGTGCTAGTAAGAATAAAATAAAAGTACTATTAAAAACTAAGCCTAAATTTTCATCTACAGGATCCTTCGCTCGAAAAAAGACTGAAATAAGTTTCGATGTAACTCAATTACATCCTGGTTATAATCATTTCTTTATTAATGTATCTTTACGTAAGGGGTATATGGAGCTATATGTAAATGGAAAAGTATTTCAACAAGCGTACTTTAATGCAGGTAAATATGCATTAGATAGTGTATTAGGTACAGGTTGTTATATTGGTACTGTTAGTACTCCATATTATTTAACATTAGCAAATAGATTATTACAACCTAAAAAATATTTTGTTAATAATGCAAAAATAAAAGCATTTAAATTATATAATAAAACAATGAGCTATTTTGATATGTTGGCTCATTATAATTATCATTTAAAAGATAAAAGTGTTATTTGGTCTTATCCCATGGGGCAGCGGACGTACATTGATACTATAGATAAATTAATGAAGTTTAATTATCCTGAAAAATTAAGCAATAAGTATCAAGTTGAAATTAAAAACATGGGAATTAAAGATCCGCTACTTACTGACAAGATTAAAGAAAGAATAGAAAAAGAGATAGAAAAAATAACTCCTTACTACGACGAAATCAAAAACGTCGTTATAACTTAACTTCCAGTTAAGAACACCCTCTTAATATTCTCAAGGTCACTTACAATTTGCTGCGCTAGTGAAGCGCGTTGCGCGTCACTACTCTCCATGATCAATTGCTTACCTTGATAAGTATGCTCATTAACTATTTGACGGTACTTAGCAATTGCGCTATCAAGGGCAGCATATGCTTGTGTTGGTTTTGTACGTTCGAATTCTGATATGTTTTGCATGATATTAATAAAAAAGTTTTTTACTGGAAAGAGAATCTATAAGATAATATAGATCGATAAAGTCTCTCTTATATTTTCGTTCAAATTTCCGGGCGTCGACCTCCCATTTGTTATAATAATATTTATCATTCTCCTTTTCACTGTCTTCATCAGTATAATTTAACCGACGCTCGGATACATGAAGCATGTTATCCTGTATCCAGTGTCTAAATTCATGAAGAAAATGAGCAGCAAATGTGTCGAACTTCTTATCACTACTCCACCCGTTCTGATCTAAATGATGTGTCACATGAAGCTCATCAAACCCAAAATAATATCCACTACTATGGTGATCACATGTCTTAATTTCTATATTGTAATGCTTATTAGATTTACTACGCTTTTGAATTTGATTAAAAAATATATTCGCCGTATTCTGCAACGTCTTAAAATTAATTTTATTCTCCTTCAACCAACGTTTGACCCTAGGTTTGGCCTTTAAATCGATCGTAATCATATAATTATTTAGTCGAGCCTAACATAATACAAATCACTATTATCCCGCGTTTCCGAACGGGTATGCCCCATTAAAAACATGAAACTATATAGGATTTGGTGATAGGGAATCCCCGGTTTTCCGGGGACCCCTAGTTGTGTTCTAAAATTAAGCTGTTATTGTAATTTCAGCTGGTTTAACAACTGGCTTGCTAAACTTTGGAGTACCGGTTAGCAGATTTAATGCCTTCCGCTTGAACCTATCCATCTGACCACCTGGTGTGCTTAAACTACCAATCCGGTTCTGGATATATTCATGATTCCTGTTCTCAATGGCATTAGCCATCCGAGTTGCATGCTGATGGTGATCAACATACTCAGTTACTGCATTAAATGCATCCCAGCGTGATTTACCAAGATTACCTGCACCACGTGAAAACAAAGCTGCGATATCATTGTGACGATTAACTGTGCGCTCATCTTCATCATCCTTCATCGGATATAACTCACCCAAGAAGTTGTACAGCTGTTCTTTAGAAATTGCTGTACTGTCAAGTTTAGCAAAATCTGTGTACATGTTTTTAAGACTATTAATATTCTTCGCGAATACCGCCTTAACCAAATCTAACCGATTACTCCAATTCGAAAAAT